GCGCCGCCATGCTTCATGGTGCCGAACCTGTAAGCCAGACTTACAAGTTGAACGAGCTGGCTGGCAACTATCCGGTAACTCCGGATGGTTGGATAAGCTGTAGTGAGCGAATGCCGGATAGCAAAACAGCCGTTCTTGTTGCCAGGGAGTTTGACAGGAAAGGTGACTGGCGAATGAAATGGGCGACTTACATCCCCGGGCATCCTGACGCTAATGATGGGTGGATAATTCCTGGTGCGTCGTGGAAACCGTCACACTGGATGCCGCTACCAGAACCGCCGCAGGAGGGGAATCAATGAGCTGGCCTGAAGCATTCACCACGGTAGGAATTGTGATGGCGGCAGCACTGGGTTTGTATTCAATTTGTCGCTGGTGGTAACGATGGGAAAAATAACTTTTGTAGTCGAATTTGAGGATGGTAAAGAGCCACCTGTTAGCGCCAATCTTGATGTTGCTGGTGGCAGGCTTGTTTCGGTTCTATTTGGTGACTACCGAGATGATTTCTTCCAACCAGAAGAAGTTGATGTGGTGCGAGAGGCATTAAACGAGTTAAGTGTTGATAACGATGATGCTCATGCGGAAATCATCCAAAAAATGGAACTGCTAACTCACTAAATTATCAATTATGGTGCTATCACCTACGACACCGAGAGAAAATTTATAATGTCAAAAGTAAATGTTTTGATTTTTTCAGTAATTGTAGGTTTTGGTTTTTCTGCTGGAGTGCATATTTATATTACGTGGGAAAAAATCATCAACTACGTATGGAGTTGTTTTATTAAGTGAGGTAAGTATGTGGAGAGGTAATAGTCATGGCAAAAGCCAGATGATACTTACCGAATATCAGTTTGACCATAAAACCAATAAATCACGTTCAGTATATTTGCTTCGGCACAATAGCCGCGTAAGGAATACCGTGCTGGAGCAAAATCTGACTGTTGAAATGGATAATTACGGGGGCTTCAAGCCAACAATTTCGCTTGATGATTTTCCTCGTGGTTTAAGCGAAAGAGAAGCAATGCTGAAATTAGCAGAATGGCTACAAAGATTAAGCATTGCTATTGAAGATAACTGGTCTGAACCTTAAATTTATATGATGACACTAAAACATTTTCTTGACCGCCCATTATGGGCGGCAGCCGCAGGCTATGACTTTAATTATATGGATTGCATGTCTTATACCGCCAATGCATACGACCATTCCTTCAGTCTGCTGTTTAATTCTTTAAGAATATTGCCGCAAACAGAAGTTGGAGAGCTTCATTTATGGCTATTGGGCTTTATCGCGGCTGGAGTTGGTATTGCTGTATGGCCTTTTATTTTCTGGCTGGTGGCTGTTGTAGTGTGGTTTAAGTGCAAGACGTACCGGAAAAAGTATTTCTTAGGTGATGGAATGACTGATATTGCCAAAATGAACATTGAAAAATGGACTAAGGAATGTGAAAAGAAATGGCGCAAAAAGAAATGACTACTCTAACGACAGCATACTTACAGCAATTGGTATTTTTTGCAGGCGAGGCTACTTGTCATCCTGACGCAAACTATTTATTGGAATTTGAGAGGTTAGCGTCACCCGGTATCGTTCTGGAACTGGCCCAACAGGTGCTGGCCTTGAGACAAAAAGAGCAACATGAAAGTAATACGTGTAGATTGAATTTTGAGCAGTGGCTGGAACAGCAACGCGGAAAAATCGATGTGGACTGTGGTTGTGTGTCTACTGAAACATTCATGCACTGGCTGCGGGTAGCTTACGAGGCTGGCAACTATCCGGATATTCCTGATAGTTCGGTGCCAGGGCCAGGAAAGGGCATCACCGGTGAACGTATCCGCATTAAACCGCATGTTTATCGCGAACTGGTTAACCGTCTCCACGATACAGCGATCAAGTGTGCGGGCACCCAGCAATTACGAGAAAGAATTAGCCGTGTTTTGGGCGACGTTATTACGCCAGATCATCATAAACAAGCCGAGAAAAGTGGCTTGGAAAGGTGTCACCTTGAGGCGGCATTAAACATTAAGCCGGGGCATACGCTTGGCATTATTGATGCACTATTGGTTCATAAGATGGCCAGGGCTTTATTGCCGCTGGTGGCTGAAAAGCATGAGGCGGACCATGCCAACGAAAGCTGAGTTACAGGCGCGCATAGAGATTCTTGAAAAAGAGAATGCGAGTCTAAAAGGAATGCTGGCGCGGGCGGAAAGGGAATTATCAGGCAAATTATTGCCAGAAGAGCTGCCACCAGCAGATATACCTGATCGAGTGTCCTGGTGGATGAAGTATTTCCGTGCACCGTGGGAGGCGTTTTGGTGCTACGACCATCGCAGATGGTGTGATGAGCTTGATAGCAGTTTCCCCTATTTTGCGGAAGGGAACTCTTGCCCTGAATGTAGGAGTTAATGATGACCGGCGAGCTTTATTTTAAAATGTTTCTCGTTAGGAGTGCAGTCAAAATTTTTGGGCAATACAGGATCGAGAGGAATGCGATTAGGCATAGCTAATTCCTTATTAACTGATTGGCAACGAGGTTACGCTGATCCGTTGGTGATGAATAGTAGCAAAGCGCACAAAATCATCTGCGGTGGTTGATGTACATAACGCGTTTGCACCAAAGGTGTCTCTTTAATGTATACTGTATAAATGAACAGTATTGTTGAGGTGAAAACGCTATGGGCTTCCCTTCTCCTGCGGCGGATTATGTTGAAAGCAGAATTTCTCTTGATCAGCAACTAATCAGGCATCCATCAGCGACATACTTCATGCGGGCGGCAGACAGCCATCACCGTGAGGGAATATTGCAGGGTGCTTTTCTGGTGGTTGATTCTTCGCTTACTCCAGTTGATGGTTCGCTGCTTGTCTGCGCTATGGAGGGTGAATATCGCATAAAGAGATACCGAAAGTATCCGCGCCAGCACCTGGAGGATTTAAGCACCGGGAAGAAAGAGGCGTTACCAGTAGATGACGATGGATGCACGGGCAGTAATGCTGTTTTTGGTGTGATCACTCATGTCATCAATGATGCCCGAAGTGGGGAGTTTGATGATTGTCCGGTTATTTAAGCTGCAAAGAGCTGGTGCTTTATGCCTGTGAGGTTTATAATTGTGTACACATAACGAGTACACGAGGTGTTTATGCAATCCATTAACTTCCGTACCGCGCGCGGCAACCTTTCTGAAGTGCTCAACAATGTTGAAGCCGGGGAAGAGGTTGAAATCACCCGCAGAGGCCGTGAGCCAGCAGTAATTGTCAGTAAGGCTACTTTCGAAGCCTACAAAAAAGCGGCGCTGGATGCTGAATTTGCATCCCTGTTTGACACCCTGGACTCCACCAACAAGGAACTGGTTAACCGATAATGAGGCATATATCACCGGAAGAACTTATTGCGCTTCATGATGCGAATATAAACCGCTACGGCGGCCTGCCGGGAATGTCAGATCCGGGTAGGGCAGAGGCCATTATCGGGAGAGTTCAGGCCAGAGTTGCCTACGAAGAGATCACCGACCTTTTCGAAGTCTCCGCCACCTACCTGGTGGCTACAGCGAGAGGGCATATATTCAATGATGCCAATAAGCGTACCGCGCTAAACAGTGCGCTGTTATTTCTACGCCGTAACGGGGTGCAGGTATTTGATTCACCTGAACTGGCAGACCTTACCGTAGGGGCTGCGACCGGAGAGATATCTGTATCTTCTGTCGCCGACACGTTACGTAGATTGTATGGTTCTGCGGAGTAGATTAATGGCACGTAAATACAACAAATTGTCCCGTGAAGCGTTAAAGATGCTTCTTGATGGCGTGAGTCGCCGCGAGGTAAAGCAATACCTGGTTGGTAAGCAAATTGGTGCCAGGACCGCTATTGCTGTGTTATGCCGTCAGGAAATGGTTGTGCTTAAACAGAGAATGCCGGGCAGCAGATAAAGCCCAATCAGTGATGAAAGGTGTGATGTGAAAGCCGTAATTACTCCCTTTGTACAAAAAGAGCTTGGCGTCGCCACATTCAAAGTGGATCAGGAAGTCAGAAAGCTGGTGGAGGCTGGCCGTAAATTTATTATGGAGCCGGTGCCGCGTGAGTTAATCGAGCACATGGACGACGGCCTCGTTGTTTCCGAGCAAACTATGGCAACAAATGAGGCGTTGCAGCCGTTTTTTAACAGCGATGAACTGTTTCGCCGTATTGGTGGAATTGACGCGCTGGTGGCGTGGTTGCGCAGGAAAGAGGGGCAATGCCAGGCCGCAGATCGTAGTTGGTGTGACAACCATATTGTCCACGCAGAACGAGACAATAGCGCGGTGTTGCTGTGCTGGCATCACGATAACCATTACCGGATGCGTGGTTTTAATGAGCTGAAAGAAACGCTGCATAATAATCGCGTTAACTGGATACTGGATGTCGCCCGTCAGGAAATGGGGCTTTCAGATGGCCATGATTTAAGTATTCAGGAACTGTGCTGGTGGGCTTTCATGCGCAACATGATGCACCTGATGCCGGAAGAAGTTTACCGTATATCAATAAATAAGATGAAAGCCGCAACGCAGGATAGCGGACCTCTGAAAGAGGCGGATATTCGCCCGTATGACGATCGCGCTACAGCATATGTTCAGATGATGGAAGAACGCGCCGCGCCGATGCGTGCAAAAGTATGCCCTGTGGATGTTGACTCCGACCCTGGCATGGCGCATTTCAAAATACCAAAACTGCAATCGCTAAAATTACCTGAGTACATGGACTTTGTTGCTTCCCGTCCATGCTGTGGGTGTGGAGCGGCGGGAGCTGGCGCTCACATTACGCCTTATATCGTTCGTCATAGTCGATTATGCGCGCATGACATTTACGCAATTCCTCTGTGCCAGTCATGCCAGCGTGATATTGAGCGTGACCGCGATAATTGGGAGAAGACGCACGGTAGGCTGGCGATGCATCAACGATTGTTCTTTGATTACGCGCTTGGAGTCGGCGCTATCACAAGTCACTCGTCGAGCGTTAGATAAAATTGCTCTAATGTATTGCTATTTCTTTAATCGAGAGTATTATATTCCACGTTGATTAGTTGACATGGGCTAATCAGTAGGTGACAGGATGTTACTTAACTGGCAGGGACGCCACTTCATGGAAATAAATCACTCACGAATAACATCGTACGAGATTGCGGATTACATGATCCGCACTAAATCTCTTCTATCAGCGAAAGAACTCGCAGCAATTCTTGAAAAGGAATACCCGCACCTGGATGTCGATAAGCGCGATGTTTATCTGCGCTTAAAGGCTATCGCTGTGTCTAAGTATTCGTCTGTTTTGATTGATGACAGTACACGCCCACGTAGATTTCAGATCCACTCTCTGAATCCTGAATTCTTTCGCCGCAGCCGCGCTCCGCGCCGGTTTGATGAAAAACTCCAGAACGAACTCTATATGACGCAGGACGAAAAGGAACGCCGGGAGCACCAGCCTTGGGTAATGGCGCGTCAACTTTTCAATAAGGTGGCCCGTCAGCACCGTCATTACGGTAATGCCACATCCGCACGTATCTGATTGATTGCTTGCCCGTTCCGGGCCTTTTGACATGTGACTTTCGTTACCCTCGCGTCAAAAAGAGTTTTTACGAAAGGAAGCATAAGTGACCTGGGACGATCACAAGAAGAATTTTGCTCGCCTGGCGCGAGATGGTGGTTACACCATCGCACAGTATGCCGCCGAGTTTAATCTTAACCCTAATACCGCACGTCGTTATCTCCGTGCCTTCAAAGAAGACACCAGGACAGCGGACAGCCGCAAGCCAAATAAGCCTGTCAGGAAACCACTAAAAAGCATGATCATTGATCACGCTAATGATCAACGTGCAGGTGATCACATTGTGGCTGAAATAGCTGAAAAACAAAGAGTTAATGCTGTTGTCAGTGCCGCAGTCGAGAACGCTAAGCGCCAAAATAAGCGCATAAATGATCGTTCTGATGATCATGACGTGATCACCCGCGCCCACCGTACCTTACGTGATCGCCTGGAACGCGACACCCTGGATGATGATGGTGAACGCTTTGAATTCGAAGCTGGCGATTACCTGATAGATAACGTTGAAGCGCGGAAGGCCGCGCGCGCTATGTTGCGTCGGTCCGGGGCCGATGTTCTGGAAACCACTCTTCTGGAAAAGTCTCTTTCTCATCTCCTTATGCTGGAGAACGCCAGGGATACGTGTATTCGTCTGGTGCAGGAAATGCGCGATCAGCAAAAAGACGATGATGAAGGGACTCCGCCTGAATATCGTATCGCGAGCATGCTAAACAGCTGTTCCGCGCAGATAAGCAGCCTGATCAACACCATTTACAGCATCCGGAATAACTATCGAAAAGAAAGCCGGGAGGCGGAAAAGCACGCTTTATCTATGGGGCAAGCTGGCATTGTTAAGCTGGCATACGAACGAAAGCGTGAAAATAACTGGTCAGTGCTGGAAGCAGCTGAATTCATCGAGGCGCATGGCGGGAAAGTGCCGCCCCTGATGCTGGAGCAAATCAAAGTCGATCTGCGTGCTCCTAAGACCAATACCGATGATGAGGAAAGGCAAACAGCCGTCGGTGGCCCTTCTCTTGAAGATCTGGACAAAGTTGCGCGAGAACGGGCCGCCAACCGCCGCGCCGATGCCGCATTGTGGATTGAGCAGCGTAGGGAAGAAATCGCCGATATCGTTGATACAGGCGGTTATGGAGATGTTGATACTGAAGGTGTATCAAAAGACCCATGGCTGGAACAAGACCTGGACGAAGACGAGGAGGAAGACGAAGAAGTTACCCGCAAGCTATACGGGGATGATGATTAATGGCCAGAAGTTGCGTAACGGATCCACGTTGGCGCGAGCTGGTGGCGCTATATCGTTATGACTGGATTGCGGCCGCTGATGTTTTGTTCGGCAAAACACCTACCTGGCAGCAGGATCTGATTATTGAGTCTGTGCAGGAACAGGGTAGCAAGACATCTGTTTCGTCTGGTCACGGTACCGGGAAATCAGACATGACTTCTATCATGATCATGTTGTTCATAATCATGTATCCCGGTGCCCGTGCCATTATCGTTGCGAACAAAATTCAGCAGGTAATGACCGGTATATTCAAGTACATCAAGATAAACTGGGCTACTGCCACCAGCCGTTTTCCATGGCTTGCTGATTATTTTGTTCTGACAGAAACCGCTTTCTATGAGGTTACTGGTAAAGGTGTATGGACTGTAGTACCGAAGGGCTTTCGTCTGGGAAGTGAAGAAGCTCTCGCCGGTGAACACGCAGATCATCTTCTGTATATTATCGATGAAGCCTCCGGTGTCAGTGATAGAGCTTTCGGTATCATCACCGGTGCTCTTACCGGACAGGATAACCGCATCTTATTGCTGTCACAGCCTACACGCCCAAGCGGCTATTTCTACGATACACACCATAAACTGGCCAAGCGTCCTGGTAACCCTGATGGCGTTTATACGGCGATCACGCTTAACAGTGAGGAATCACCGTTGGTAACGCCAGCATTTATCAAAATGAAGCTGGCGGAGTACGGCGGGCGTGATAACCCTATGTACATGATTAAGGTACGCGGCCTATTCCCTAAATCACAGGATGGCTTCCTTCTTGGACGTGATGAGGTTGAACGTGCAACGCGGCGGAAAGTCAAGATTGCAAAAGGATGGGGCTGGCTTGCATGTGTGGACGTTGCTGGTGGTACGGGACGAGATAAGTCCGTTATCAATATCATGATGGTGTCCGGCCAGCGAAATAAACGCCGTGTAATCAACTATCGAATGCTGGAATACACAGACGTTACAGAAACGCAGCTTGCCGCCAAAATTTTCGCAGAATGTAATCCTGAGCGATTCCCAAATATCACCATAGCGATAGACGGTGATGGGCTGGGTAAAGCAACGGCGGATCTGATGTACGAGTATTATGGTATTACCGTACAGCGTATACGCTGGGGTAAAAAGATGCATAGCCGTGAAGATAAGAGCCTGTACTTTGATAAACGTGCTTATGCCAACGTTCAAGCCGCAGAGGCCGTAAAATCTGGTCGTATGAGACTGGATAAGGGTAATGAAACTATTGAGGAAGCGTCGAAAATCCCTGTAGGGATTAACTCCGCAGGTCAATGGAAGGTGATGAGTAAGGAGGATATGAAGAAAAAACTCAACCTGCACTCACCAGACCATTGGGATACATATTGTTTCGCTATGCTGGCGGATTATGTTCCCCAGGATGAAGTGCTTAGCGTCGAAGACGAAGCGCAGGTTGATGAAGCTCTGGCATGGCTTAATGAATAACTCATTGACCATGCCGGATAGAAACTATTGCGCGCTTTCGGGGTTGTCGTTTACTGGCTGCCCCTTCTTAGTTTTACGGCTGCGCGTAACTGATGCGGCTGATTTGACCTTTTTCTCTTCGCGAGTGATGGCAATTTGTTTTTTTACATTTTCAATATCTGCCAGGCGATATATTTTTGCCTGCGGCCAGCGGTCGCAGATGATCGGTTCTATAGAGTCATAAAGGCTAAATTTTGCTTTCTCGAATTCACCGTTGATGATGATTCCATCACGGAGAGTTTCATCGCAGATAAACACACCACACAGCGGCACATGGTAACTAACTGATTTACCATCATTGTAGTTAGGGCTACTGGAAATGTAATGGACGCGCAGCATTGTTTCGCTAAAGCCGTGTACACGCATACGGAATTTTTCATCCTCCGGGTACTGCTTCATTAGCTCTTTTGTTGCTTCCAGGTTCTCTATGTATTTCGCACTGTGCTCATTGATCCCCGCGCTTTTCTGGATGCGAATGTCCTTATCAATCAGGTGAATAATGCGGCCAGCGGTCATGTTGACGCTGTTCACAGCTTCTGTCTGATAAGTTGTAACCTTACGCACACCGCGAAGGATGTTAGGCACTGGATATAAAATAGTCTTTGGGATATTGAGGTCTGGGTACTGTTCCAGTTCTCGCGCCATTAAAGTCCATTTATCAATTTCAGCCTGAATGCTGTCCGTTTCTTTGAACGGCAGGACGACAACCGGGCGAACAGGACGACCGTCGCTGGCGGCATCAACGTGTTGGGCGCGTGCAACAGCTTTTTTTAGAAAGAGATCCCTGAAGCTGACGAACTCCTGGTACAGTTGTTCGCCGTAGACATAATTTATCATTGATCCTCCTCCAGAATTGACATGGCCAACAACTCACAGCGGATTACACTGGGAGTTGTTGGCCACCATTATAGAAGGATCCAACGAAAATAATAGATTTATTAGTGCATTTATTGTGAGTCTGGCTGGTTAGTGGCCATGAGATATTCGATTGTGTCAGTGAGATCATCCAGGTCGTCTTGGGTGATGCGGTACTCCTGATTGGATATCTTTGAGTAGTGTTCAGCAATGGCGCGGGCAGCGTCGGTTTCGGCGGGGTCTACAGATAAAGCGTTAGAGCAATGTCTAACGTCGTCGATGGTTGGTGGAATGAAAGCCATAATTATGCCTCACTGTATTGACAACACAGAGCCTGAAGCTCTGACCTACTGTTTCACCCATGATCCATGCTGGGGTAATCTAACAACATTGCGCTGTGTGTAAGATGAGCAATGCATAGCTGTAATGCCGTTGTATAAGGTTTCCCTGTTTGCTCATTTCCTTCTGAGCCGCTCTACAACGCTGAAGACACATTAAATAGTGAATCCAAAGTCGTATTACGAAACGGCGGCAAAACTATAATTTATTAGAGCAATTGTCAAACAACTATGAAAAACAATCCAGTTTTTGGCTGGTGGAGTGGGATTTTTCTCTCAAAATTTATTGCTCTAATAATTCTTGATTTTTATGCGCAGCTGGACGTAAACTCCTCTTCGGACCTAATAACTTCGTATAGCATACATTATACGAAGTTATCTTAAGGGTTATTGAACATGATCAATTTACCTGTAAATCCATACAGTTCAATACCTTATCAGGTCAAATAGTGATCACTTGATCATTTGATCAAGGTTGCGCTACGTAAAATCTGCGAAATGTTGGCAGTGTTAGTGCTCCAGATTTCGCGTAGCGCACTTAGCACCACCAATCAATCAGAGGTGAAAAATGGGATATTCAGCTGCTAAAGTGTCCACTCATCTTGAGCTTGAGAAAAACCGTGGTTACTGGCGGGCAAAAGGGTTTGATCGTGATAGTTGTCAACTGTCATTATCGCGCGGTGAAGAGAAAATAGAACGCACGCGCGGTCGCTGGCGTTTCTATGACGAGAACCATAAACAGGTAAAGGCAGAGCCGATCCTGTACACTTTACTTAAAACCATTATCTGAGTGTTAAATGTCCAATTTACTGACCGTACACCAAAATTTGCCTGCATTACCGGTCGATGCAACGAGTGATGAGGTTCGCAAGAACCTGATGGACATGTTCAGGGATCGCCAGGCGTTTTCTGAGCATACCTGGAAAATGCTTCTGTCCGTTTGCCGGTCGTGGGCGGCATGGTGCAAGTTGAATAACCGGAAATGGTTTCCCGCAGAACCTGAAGATGTTCGCGATTATCTTCTATATCTTCAGGCGCGCGGTCTGGCAGTAAAAACTATCCAGCAACATTTGGGCCAGCTAAACATGCTTCATCGTCGGTCTGGGCTGCCACGGCCAAGTGACAGCAATGCTGTTTCACTGGTCATGCGACGGATCCGAAAAGAAAACGTTGATGCCGGTGAACGTGCAAAACAGGCACTGGCGTTCGAACGCACTGATTTCGACCAGGTTCGTTCACTCATGGAAAATAGCGATCGCTGCCAGGATATACGTAATCTGGCATTTCTGGGGATTGCTTATAACACCCTGTTACGTATAGCCGAAATTGCCAGGATCAGGGTTAAAGATATCTCACGTACTGACGGTGGGAGAATGTTAATCCATATTGGCAGAACGAAAACGCTGGTTAGCACCGCAGGTGTAGAGAAGGCACTTAGCCTGGGGGTAACTAAACTGGTCGAGCGATGGATTTCCGTCTCTGGTGTAGCTGATGATCCGAATAACTACCTGTTTTGCCGGGTCAGAAAAAATGGTGTTGCCGCGCCATCTGCCACCAGCCAGCTATCAACTCGCGCCCTGGAAGGGATTTTTGAAGCAACTCATCGATTGATTTACGGCGCTAAGGATGACTCTGGTCAGAGATACCTGGCCTGGTCTGGACACAGTGCCCGTGTCGGAGCCGCGCGAGATATGGCCCGCGCTGGAGTTTCAATACCGGAGATCATGCAAGCTGGTGGCTGGACCAATGTAAATATTGTCATGAACTATATCCGTAACCTGGATAGTGAAACAGGGGCAATGGTGCGCCTGCTGGAAGATGGCGATTAGCCATTAACGCGTAAGTGATTGCTCTAATTCTTTGATATTTATGGTGACATATGAGGAAGGATTTCAACATCGACGGAAAATATGTAGTGCTGTCTGTAAGCACTAATATTCAGTCGCCAGCCGTCATTGTCACTGTAAAGCTGAGCGATAGAATGCCTGATATTGACTCAATATCCGTTGCGTTTCCTGTCAAAAGTATGCGTAGTGCTGAACATTTCGTGATGAATGCCACCGAGGAAGAAGCACGGCGCGGTTTTGCTAAAGTGATGTCTGAGTTTGGCGAACTCTTGGGTAAGGTTAACAATGTCCTTTCAATCAGTTCAGCAAGGTCCAAAGCGTTAACAGCTTCCATGATGAAATAAAAAAAAAGCCTGGCAAGGAGCCAGGCTGCACAAAAGAGCGGGGTTGTATTCCGCATCCAATCAATCAAGAAGGAGTATAGCACACAGGTACTGAAGTGAAAAAATGTGATTCGCGATAAACAAAATATCTATCATTGCTCTAATTCATTGCTATAATTGAGCCGCAGTTTTTGTCAACTACGAAGACGTTGCCATTACTTCACTCCTTGACATCATTGGCGGCCATTAGGCCGCCTTTTTTTGCCATATGAAAACAATCGAACAAAAAATTGAACAGTGCCGCAAGTGGCAGAAGGCAGCCAGAGAACGAGCGATCGCTCGGCAACGGGAGAAGTTGGCTGATCCGGTCTGGCGAGAATCTCAATATCAGAAAATGCGGGATACTCTCGACCGCCGTATCGCTAAACAGAAAGAGCGCCCACCAGCCAGCAAAACGCGGAAAATCGCGGTAAAAATAAAATCTCGTGGCTTGAAGGGGAGAACACCAACGGCGGAGGAACGGCGCATCGCCAATGCTCTTGGCGCTCTCCCCTGCATTGCCTGCTATATGCATGGAGTAATATCTAATGAGGTGTCTCTGCACCATATCGCCGGTCGTACCGCGCCGGGTTGTCATAAAAAGCAATTGCCACTTTGTAGATGGCACCACCAGCATGCAGCTCTGGCTGAAGTAAGAGAAAAATACCCATGGCTGGTCCCTGTTCATGCCGATGGTGTGGTTGGAGGCAAGAAAGAATTCACCTTGCTGAACAAGTCAGAGATGGAGTTACTGGCTGACGCCTATGAGATGGCAAACATCATGCACTAATAAATATATTATTTTTAATGATAAATGATTGACAACTGACAAGTGACTTCAGTCAGAATCATCACACGCCCGGTACGGATGGATCCCTTTTCAAATATTCCATGGACGGCACAGTCTGAGTACCGGGCGCTACCTTCAGTTGTATTGCTAAGCCGCCGCTGGTGGCTTTTCTTTTTTGTAGGGGCGCTATGGATAAGAAAATATGCGTTGTTTCAATGAGCGTCGGCAAACCGGCGTCAATGACTGCTGCATGGATCAACAATGAGCTGATAATGGCTGAGCGGACCAGCTACCCTGAACGCCGCCGCGATATGGAACTCCAGCTGCTGCGCGAATTGCGAGAAAAAGAGGAAAAGGGTTTTATCGTGCTGGTGGAAGAGGAAAACAGCTTTATTACCGGTCGAGTTGGCCAGCGTGTAAGGTTGCGTGATCCCTTCATGAACGGCAGACCGGTACTGATTGAAGCAATGCAGATTTATAAGGAGCTGGAACGCCAGAAAGCAATCAAGTTACCGCGCAAGGAATCCGGCAAATACATCCTCCACCAAAGCATCTTCGATTCCGAACACGATAAAAAAGGCGATGAATTTTTCAACATCAACTGGAGCGAAATAACGACAGAGCATGTTCTGACCTTACTATGTTGCTTTGCGACGGAATACAACAACGTTGCCAGCGCCGACTACATCAGGTCAATGGCAGGAGAAGTTGAGGCCAATCAGGATACGTCGTTACTAAGTCCCCTAGTGAATATAATTCAAGCTACTCATGAAATTGCCGCGCGGAAAGTGCCTAAAGGTTCATTAACTGGTAAAGATAATTATCTTTAAACTTATTGGGCGCTAACTATGCGCCCATTATACTAATCAATAAATACACGGAATGTCTCCAGCATCCCTTCAGGATCTTTATCCTCGTCACCTAATGATATTAGTCTTCTGGCAAGAAGTTTCACATCATCATCATCTTTGATGTAACCAACCTGATCATTTTCAAAATAAATATCAATTATTTTTAGGATTTGCTCTTGTGTAAAGTGAGTGAGCTTTAATAATTTTGCTACAACTCGATGTGTTGTAGCAAAACTGCCAGAGTGTCGTAATTCATCTATAGTGAGATTAACTTCCATTTCCACCAAGTTACTAGCTTGAGGAAAGTGCTCGCCTATAAACTCTGATAAGCGGGAATAGATATGTGGTTCTGAATTTTTCTTTTTTTTCCACTCATGCTTCAAATATTCATTCATATCATCCTTTATAAAGGCACTTTTATAATCACCATCTTCAGTTATGATATATATATCCTCACCGTCTGGTATCGCTTTTAGCAAACATTCCCAATTAACTGCGTCACCATATGATTTATTTTTGCCAGGCGGGTTTCCAAGATCAAATCGAAGTTTCCCCTTATCTATTGTTTCATCATCAGCCTCTATTTTAGATGCTGCATCAAAAATCCTTTTAATTACAATATCGGCAGCCAAAGCCTCCTCTTTAAACAATTTCTGGATATCTGTAATAATTTCATTCTTTAACCTACCTGCTTCTATAACCTTATCATTAAATTGTGAATGCTTTTCATGTTGCCTAAAAATCTGGGGAAGCGCGGGCTTATAATCTTTTGTTATTTCCTTTATGGTTTCAGAGAGAACTTTAGAACGATTCCTCCAGAACTCATTCACTAAAAGCTCTGGTAGCCAAAGTTTTAAACGACCATATTGATGTAAGGCAAATACTTTATCCAGCTCATCTAGTTTATCTTTACCCATCCTGTAAAATTCCAAATATAGATTTGTATCAATAAAAACATTCATATCACATCCTCATTAAGAGTAATTTAGGCCACTCTAAAAAATAAAGTGACCTAACAGGAAATCAATCAGCATTCAGGAGCAATGCATTATCTATGATGATCTGCTCCCATTCTTCGAATGCCCGGTCGCGGACGCCCTGGGGAACGCTGTTAGTTTTGAAATCGACGACCGTACGCCATTTCCCGTCCGGACGGTACATGCGCAGAGCTTTACTTCCCCCTTCCCTGCGCACCTCAACGTTATGCTTATCAGCAAACTCTTGTAATGCTCGTAGCGTCCCATGCTTTACTGTGTAGTATCGCTTTTTCAAGTTTTCTCTCCAGCCTGTGCTAAGGCTTCAACTTCCAAATCGTAAGACTCAAACTCATAGTCCTGGTCGTCAACCTCTTCAGGCACTGGCAGTAAATGCCAGGCTGAGTATATCTGACCATTATCAAAACGCTCCTGGCTGTAGAGCGTCGCAGCTATGAGCGTCAGCGCCGGTCGGTCATAACGGTAAATTTTGCGAACGTCACGGTCAACGAGACGACCGAAATTACCATAACCGCGCTCCAGTAATAATTTTTTAATTTCCGGCCAGTATGGGCCATAGCTGCGGTACAGGCGGGGATTTTTCAGTAATCGCCCGCGTAGCCCTGACAGGAAGAAATCAACGTATTCGTCTTCTGTCTTTCCTAACAACGCTGTACGGAGTACCGCCTCAAGATATGTTTTATTCGGTTTTATTGTATCAGATAGTGTGGCCATATTATGCGACGCCCGGCGAACCGGGCGCTCCTGTTATGCGTATTGTTGGATGACGGCCAGAACGTCCGCCACGTTGTGTTTTGTCTCGATAATCCACCAGTTACCCGGGAAATCGCTGTTTTTCGCCTTCGCTGGCAGCCAGCGAGCGCCGAATTTCGCCTTGATTGCGTCTTTCGCACGGAAAAGAACGCCTTTCATGCCTGAGGCTTCCTGAAGCCCAAATACCTCGCCAGCGGCGAATTTTGGTGCGTACATCATCTTCAGGTCGGCGGTGGATACGCGATAATTCAGACCAAGAGACTGAGCTATGCTGGTGGCATCACCCTGTATTGATGATAACTCTTCTTGTTTCTCGTTTCTGGCGGCAATTTCTTCCTCCGTGATGTTGCCAAGGGCCAGGTTTATCCGATCAGCGTCGGCCTGTTTCTCTTCATCGGTGCGTCCGGCAAGAACCGTGTTAACTCTCTGCAATATCTCCACATGATTCTTGCGCATGCTGAGCAATTCCGGCGTAACCTCGTTAAGATCCACCAGCCCAAGGATGGCAAGGTCGGAAAACATTGATACCAGGTTGTAGGTCATGCGATAGCTGAGTTGACCATAGGCTGATGGCAACTTCACCGCATCTATTTGATAGGCATCCATAAATTTAGAGCCGTCGTTTACGACATCCGCAATTGCAGGTGTGATTTTCCCTGTGGTGGCGGCCTCCCTGATTGCTGTTACCCACGATTGAGTCAGCGCGGCGACTGCATGATTCAGATTGGCTTCCCGTTCTGCTGCGATGCGCGCGCTTGCTGCGTCCATTGCCTGCTTGATCTCGTCTTTATTGCTGTAAATGCCAATGGTGCCAAACTGTGCTGTGGTGATCTCATAATCTGACGCCCGGAACTCATTGGTACCGAAAATGGCATTGGTGACTTCAAGTTCAGAATCCCCGTTACGAGTAGCCCCCTGGTTTGTTTTTTCCGGCATTCTGGCGATCGCATCCGCTATTTTCTCCTGAATTGCTTCAGGGGATAGCGTATCTCCGTATGACGCGATTACATCGCCATAATTGGAGCCAAACAGTTCAACCAGGAATGTTTCTGCCGAACGGATCTGGCGGTTATTCCCTTCCGACATCATACCAAGCACCCATTTTGCAATTGACGACTTCAGCGCGCCGTCACGGCGATCCGGGTAAACCGCATGCTTCAGTGGGTCCGTATAGGTACCAACAAAATCAATGCTATAGCCTGACTCTGTAGTCTGAACGCCGTATGAGTCAGTGATTTTGATCATGCCGCGCTGCTGGAAACGGTAGAAATCGTCACAGGAAATGATGTCGTTAATCCCGGCGATGGAGACGCCACCACTGATTTTCTGCATAACAGCATCTTCATCGGGAGTTACATCAACCTGTTTATCCAGCGTCTTCACATCCCAGTTACCCGATTTGGTACCTTTGAAGGTAAAGATAATCTCCACGTCTGCGCGCTGGCTGTCGAAGTCCAGAGACTTAATGCGGACGATATCACCGGCACAATCATAGTATTGGCCTACACGCCATGAGCGATCGCCGATAACAAGGAACTCACTCGCATGGTTAACCAAGTCAGGATCAACATCCAGAATGCCTTTATTTATTGCATCCTCCACCAGCGGGCGCAGGCGTTTGATATCCGTCGCGGCCTTCTGAGTACGGTTCAATAATTTCTCATAGCGGGAGATGGCTTGAGAGATATTAGCCTTGCGCTGAATGGCGCTTTTCAACGACGCGCGATACTGTGCTAACAACGTACGGTCTGTGTGATGGACGCTACCCCAGCGGGCTTTCCAGTCTGCGTTATCAGCTGCTTTGGCCATTACCGCCTGTTTGAATTTGGCGACCTCGGTGGTGGTCTTTTCAAGTTCCGCTTTGCTTCGCTCTAATTCAGCGGTAAGCACCTCCACATCCTCACCAGCTGCGTGCTGCGCCTTGATGTAGTTCTGAAGGTCGATAGTAGCCTGTTCTTTCTGGCGAGCGCGTTGCGCGGCTTTCGCCTTATCCATTTGAACCTGCATCATTGCCAGACGTTCACCGTCATCCTTCGCGGTATACATCTGCATTTCGATCATATCATTGGCGTCGGCGTTCTCCATTTCTGACTTATCTGAACGGAGGATATCGGAGATCCAGCCTGCTTTACGCTTCAGCGTCTTCAGTCGGTATTCATCGAAAGAACCCTTGCCGCAGTAGTAGTGAACGCGAACGCTTGCACGGTTGGAGCCAACTCGGGCACCGCGACCGTTACGCTGTGCGATACTGGCTGGTGTCCATGGCAACGTCAGATGATGGATGTCAGTCGTTCCTCGATGCAGGTTGATACCGACCTCGGCCTTTTTGTTGCAGATGATGATCGGAGTCCGGCCCTCCTGGAAGTCGGCAGCAATCTTTTCCAGCCCGCCCAGCGACATTTCATTTTGCTGCGCGATATAGGCGTCATACAGAGCCATTTGCTCGTTGTATTTCGCTATCTGCGCATCTGTTGGTTCATCCGGTAGCTCTTTCGGCGGTTTAACAGCTTTCAGTTTCTGACCGGTTTTACCTGCCTCGGCAACCGTCTGAGCATTCAGGATCCCCACCTTTGAAGGTTCAAGGTTAAGAGCATTGCAGATAATGCGCTTGAGCTTCTGGTGCTGCGTTTTTTCATCGGTGAAGATGATTTGCTTACCTTCCGGGAAAAACTCCTTCAGCGTGGCAATCAGCTTCGCGTATTTGGGCGTAACGGGGTGAGTTACGGTCTGTTCGTCAATGCCAAACCTGGCCAGGCGCTTATTCACTTCCTGCTCGAACGCTTCCGGAACCTGCAACTGAATAAACTCGCCCTTATCTATCAGGGAGTATTGCGATTGCTGCGTGATTGAATCATCACTGTCGTCGTCTTCGCTGGTGGCTTGTTTAGGCAAACTGTCCGCCAGCTGCTGCACCGCATCGGCGTACTCCGGCAGGAAACGATAGGTGATCCGACGATAGTACAGGTCCATGTCAGTACATACGCGGTCCATATCCCTGATTATTGAGAAGATCGGACGGGCTTTCTCGTGCTCAATCACGCCGTCTTCATTGACCGAGGTCGTTACGCCATTGTTGGCTTTGGCCGCCGCTTCCGCCTGCTGACGCAATTCTTCATACGCCGCCAGTTGTTCTTCAGTAAGTGGTGCATCCTGCTGGTGTTCGTCCAGCTCCGGGATCTCCACGGTATCCTTAACGTCTTCCGCCGTTTTAAGCGTTACCCAGCGATGGAATATACCGCGCAGCGCATCAAGGTTTTCAAAGCCCACCAGCGCCATTTTTTCTTCAACTTCACCGCTGATTTTCTGTACCGTTTCCAGCCTGGTCTTGCCGAAGAATTTAACGAAGTCATCAGGACCGTAGATCCCCATCTTCTGCCAGTATTCCTTCGGCAGAACATGAGAAAGCATGTTGTATGCATCGATCGGGGTGTTAACGACTGGCGTTGCAGTCAGGAGAACCGGCCCGCGCCCGCCATTCTTTTTCATCAGGTACGCGTTTTTAATTGCCATATCCCGCGCCGATTGCGCCACCGCGCTGGTGGGCAGATAGGCCAGTTGTGACGCTTCGCGACCATTTTTATAGCTATTGCGGTAGTTGTGACCTTCGTCGGCGATCACACTATCGAAGCCCATATCCTCAAAGTACGGATACTTCTCTGCTTTTTCGGTGCCGGTATCTGAATACTCCGACAATACCCGGCGACGCGCGGCCTCTTTGCGGTGGGAGTCGGAGTCCATTGCGCTGGCTACGCGCCCGGCGGCAACGAAGTCATAAAGCATATCCTGTGCATGCTCATCTACGGTGTCATCACGTAGCGGAATGCGGGCGTATTGTTCTTTGGTAAACACGACTGCACGGTAATTTGAGTGCGGGATCGCGTTCATTCGCGCGGTGATAGTGGCTTCATCTGCCAGTTTAAGAGCATCACGCATAAGTGGAGTGCCATCAGTACCAAGGACAGGTTTACCGTTCTCATCGAGCACCGACACCTGGCGAATCTGATCGCCATCCATCAGCACATCAAGACCGACGAACAGGTAGTTACTGAATGCCGCTTCACTCAGGAACTCTTTTGCTTCGTAATACCAGTTTTCCAGCACTGATTTAGGCACTACATAAGCAGTACGGGTGGAGCGACCGTTCTCATAGTTGAACGCCTCAAGCGCCAGCGCGGTCGTCGTTTTACCCAGCCCGGTGCCGAAGCCCAGGATGCCGCGCCCATCTTCAGACAGTCGTCGCACCTCGCTATTCTGGTAATCAAATGGCTGGCGCTTACCGCTTAATCCCTTCAACCCAAGCGGATCGCCAGAGTGTTCATACGGAATATTGCTATTGAAAACATCGTTGTATTTGGCAACCAGCTCATCGTAGCGATCGTGTGTCTTGATCCACTTATTGAACTGGTCCTCAAGCAGTGCCATCTGCTCGCGGTAGCCGTTCGCCGTCGCGCTATCTTTGCCACCGATACGCGCACCATTGAGATACTTTTCCAGCTGTGCCGGGAACCCGGTCGCGTTTTCACCTGATTTACGGTCCCACTCGTAGCGGATCTCGCCTGTTTCTTTATCCTTGCGCTGGACGACACCGTATCGGTGTCCGACGAACAGACCATCACCACCGTGATAGGTGTCAGAAACCATTTCGTCGCCTTCCAGCTGCACTGACTGCACATAGCGCAGATCCGGATAGCCGTTTTCCTGCAAAAACTCCAGAATGACGGAACGGTCGAACCAACGGCTATTGAGCTTAAAGCGGATATTCTCTGCTGGCGTCTTGATGCGCTTCTCTTCGATCGCTGCCAGCTGATTAAGGACGTTGTTCTTTACTGGACCGTCGGGGAGCGTGGCGAGGAATTCCTGTTTTGGAACCACTATCTCGTTAATGTCGCCGCTGGTGGCGCGGGCGAACGGAACAATCCCGCCATACGGCGAAACCGCAATACCTGGGGTGCTGGCCAATAAATTAAGCAACTCTTCATCACTGGCTGGCAGTTCGCCGGTAAACGCAAGGCGGAAATCATCGAGCTGGATTGGATCGCGGGTAAGATCGCTATAGAGATAACGCAAGGTGTCCTGATAGCTGGTGGAGTCATAACTTGCGCTGGAATCATGCGTAACCAGCTTTCCTGTCAGCTCGTCAGAAATAGTGCCATCCAGCTTAATTGCACCACGGAAAGCAAACCAGGCGCGCGCACCGCTTCCCGATAATTTAGCTATCGGACCGCGACCGGGGTTACCAAAACGGTCAATCTCTGCCTGCAAACGGGATACCAGAGAAAGGCGCTGCTGTTCGATTTGTTCAGCACTATGCCCGGCGGCCTTCATATCCTGATATTCAATTAACATCCGGCCAATCATTGCCCCGCGATACAAGCGTTCACGGTATTTTTCAGGCTGGCTGTTAATCCAGTCCACCAGCTGCACCATATCGTCGCTGATTGATGTGGTGTACTTATCGCGGACATTTGCCATCTGGGTAAATGTCATACCGAGACGGCCTTCTGTTGTAGTCAGGTTACGCTGAAGAGCCTCCCAGCTATCCGCGCCATAACTGGCAGCATCAATCTTAAGCTCCTTACCAGCATCAGCTTCAATCCAGCGACCACCAGCATATTTTTGCCATACGCCATTAATCAGGCGCATTTCCCCTTCATCAACAACGTCTGCTGTCGGTGACGGTTCAGCCATATCTAGCAAAGACCAGTCGATACGACTTTCGAAACGATGAATCAGCTTCGCTTTAAGAGCCTGGTTATCAATCTGCCCGTCGGCACGAACCTCAATACGCCCCTGGAAGCCCTTTTCCTGGGTACCATGAACAAACCGGCGGCCGTCCTTTTCAAACCACTTGCCAGAAATAAACGTTGGCCAAAGCACATTTGCCAATTCAAGAGTGCTTTCATCCACCAGGGGGATTTTCTCAGCCATCTCTGCCGGATGTTTGCGCATCAGCACCACATCTACGACCGTACTGGTCCCGTTTGCGTCAAAAGTACCGGTAGGCAAGCGGTGGGCACCAAGAAATTCAGCTTTCCGTGATAGGCGCAGGCGTAACCGCTTCATGTTTGAACCTGAAACAATGGACGGCGGCACAATCACGCACATGAATCCGCCTGGCTTTATCTTGTCCAGCATGCGGAGCATGAAGTAAGAACCCATGTCCGTTTCTTCTGCGTAAGGCTTATCGATGTTGCGTGTGTTATCACGACCACCGAACGGAACGTTACCCACAACATGGTCGAATGAATCGTTAGGCGTGCTTACAGCCAGCTGTTCGAACGGGGAAATCTGTACGCTGTCTTCCGGGTGTAACAGCTGGTTTATACGACCGGAAACACTGCTGATCTCAGTTGCGGTCATCACCGTACCAACCGGTTTTGTCTCATTAAAAACGCCGGTGCCCGCCGATGGTTCCAGAGTGTTACCTACGTCCGCGCCATAGAGCTTCATGATCTCCCAGACACCTTCAGCGATAGGCTTTGGTGTGTAATATTCGGAGACGGACCCGCCAATGCCGCCTTCACCGGTGTACCCAGCCAGGATCTGGCGCTGTTCATCTGTCAGTGTCGCGCCGTCCACCAGCGAATTAAGCAAATCTATCGCCTTCTGATTCGCCTCCCGGCGCAGTCGGTCATAGCTTTTGCCTTCCACCTTTTCCACGCCGTATTTAATCGGCGCTCGGTGAGATGTTATTGCCCTAATGTATTTCAATATTTCGCTGACACTTGAACAGCGAAACACCCCCATAGATAGCTTGTTCATTGGTAATCCTTAACAAGTGACTAGTGTTAAATTCCGTTCAAACACGATGCGAATTATTCTAATTAAGGTGCAATCTTGGCAGACAATAAAATCACGCTATCCTCGGTCAGGAAGGCGCTGGCGGGGGTTTTTAAAGACAACGGAGAACGGGACAACATCCTCCTGTCCGCGCTGGCTGTGCACGGCGGAAGTGGGTATTTGTTTTCTCGCGCAGGGGCACCGGTACAACTGTCCGGCTTCTTAGGCGGCAAACCGGGCGATAGTGGCATAGCTGGCGATGGGCTGGTGGACGGAAGTCGCTTTATCTTTGATGAAGTTCAACTGCCGGAAGACCGCTTGCAACGCTATCCGCTACTCGAAGAGATGGCGGTTTACAGCACGATCGCCACCGCGCTGAACATCCATATTACGCACGCGCTCTCTTTCGATAAGAAGACCGGACAAACCTTCTCTATCGTGCCGGTACATAACGGAAACGATAGTGACTATGACGCCGCGCAGGCGTTGTGTGACGAGCTGATGAACGACATCGGGCGAACCATCAACAAAGAGGTCGCCGGGTGGGCATTTATCATGTCTGTATTTGGGGTGGCTTATGTCAGGCCATACGCCAAAGAAGGCATAGGGATCACGTCTTTTGAGTGCTCCTATTACACCCTTCCGAGCTTCATCAAGGAGTTCGAGGTCAGCGGCAACCTGGCGGGATTTAGCGGCGATTATCTGAAGGACGCGTCAGGAAAAATGGTTTTCGCCGATCCGTGGGCCATTATCCCTATGAAAATCCCCTACTGGCGGCCTAAGTCAAACCTTATGCCTGTGCACACTGGCCATAAGGCTTACAGCTTGCTGGATAATCCGGAAGAGCGCACGCCGATTGAAACCCAGAATTACGGGACCAGCTTGCTCGAATACGCCTACGAGCCGTACATGAACCTGCGTTCGGCGATCCGCTCGCTGAAGGCAACGCGTTTTAATGCGTCGAAAATTGACCGAATCATCGGTCTGGCGATGAATAGTCTGGATCCGGTAAAAGCAGCCGATTATTCACGCACCATTACTCAGACGCTTAAACGAGCAGCTGACCTGATGGAAAAGCGCGCACGCGGCGCGAATAACATGCCTACGGTGACCAATACCTTGCTGCCTATTATGGGCGACGGCAAGGGACAGATGACTATTGATACTCAGACCATCCAGGCTGACATCAACGGCATTGAAGACATTCTCACCTATATGCGCCAGCTGGCGGCAGCACTTGGCCTCGATTACACCCTCCTGGGGTGGGCAGATCAAATGTCCGGCGGGCTTGGTGAAGGTGGATTCCTGCGCACGGCAATTCAGGCCGCCATGCGCGCCTCATGGATCCAGCAGGGCGTAGATGAGTTCATTCTGCGGGCTATCGATATTCATCTTGCTTTCAAGTACGGCAAGGTATACCCGGAAGGTGATCGCCCGTACAAAATCGAATTCCACTCCGTTAATACCGCTCTGCAACAAGAGCACAACGATAACCGCGACTCGCAGGCGAACTACGCCACCATCGTTACGCAAATCCTCGATGCCGTCAGCAATAACAGCGTCCTCGCCAATTCCGATGCATTCAAACGTTACCTGTTCAGCGATGTGCTGGAGATTGACGAAAAAATCTCTGAAGCACTAGTGAACGAACTGAAAGCGAAAAGCGAGGACGACGATCACCTGATGGATTCCATCATCAAAACACCGCCACAGGAACTGGCGCAAATCCTTGAATCGGTCTTTAAAGAGGGAAACGATAATGACTGATGTTTTGAAAACGGTCACTGACCGCTTTTGTCTCTATAGCAATGCTCGAAAAGGTCGCCAGAACGGGCGACAGTATGTATTAAGCGCGGTCAAGACCATGCTTGAAAGCAAGGAAACTCAGGAAGGTTTACGCCTTGGAGAGCTTTTCGGCTATTACGGTCACGGTCGCCGACAGCTGACTGGCAAACTGGAAGTACCAGAAACCAGCGTGATCATGGTGGAAGGTCGCCCGGTCGTAATCGACAATGTTCCAGCGTGCCGCACAGTGGCTATATCTGTTGACGACAACGGCATCGTTACCCATACACAGGAAATTCTTAACACAGAGCCGGGGAAAATCGTCGCCGCGATGATCGAAAGCCGTGCTGGTGGCTGGAGCTGGGCCACTGGCGGGCGCGAGTCCGGGAAAATCGCTGTAACCACCAGCTTCCATGGTGTGGATTATGTGACAACGCCGAACTATATAAGTCTGGATCATCCTGCCAGCGCCGGAATGTTTGAAAGCGCGGATTCTAAATCTTTACTGGCAGAGTCCCTGGCGGCGCATGGGTACTCCGACGAGTCAGTGCAGGCCGTTATATCCCATTACGGCAAAATGGCTGAACTGGAAATGATGGTGGAGGCGACAGAGCGTACGGCAGAACTGGAGACCGCACTACTCGAAAGCCAGGGCCGCCACCTCGAAGCAATGGCCAAGATCGCAGATGCTGAAGCGCGAATTGCTTTGCTGGAGGAAACAGCGGGTATCCGCGACGATGTGCTGGCAGCAATGCAAGACGAACTGGATAACCTCCCGATCTTCGTCTCCGCCGCCCAAAAAGACGCATTCCGCCTCAAAGAACCTGGTGATGCAAAAATCGTTGCCACACTTTTCGAATCTCTGATCAAAGTTGGCGCGCGCAACTTGCCTGTCACTAAGAAAATTAAAGAGGTTCCGCAAGCGGCTAACGTCCAGGCACCGCGTGAGACAAGCATCATCACGTTTAATAATTCAATCAATCCGTTCAAATAACCACCAAAAATAACCCCGGCGGCTGCCGGGGTTCTCGTTAACTATTATCACCTTCGTCTGCGTGCCATATATTTGCGCACCGCGCGGCGTGGACAATCTGAAGCGGTTTCTTTCTGCTGCATCAATCTCGCGGCCATGCTCAAAAATGTCAGGCACAGCCGAAGCCCAGCATACAATAGCGGTTCCAGTGGCCACGTTTCATTAAGCACATATACCGCCATGAAAATCGAGTCGAAAACTATCGCTGCCAGCGATAACTTCATTGTCGAAAGTCTGCGGAGCTGCCGGAGTTTATTCATTGACCAGTCCCGTCAGGCAAAGCTGGCGTTCTTTTTCACGGCGAATCTTTAAACCTCGCAGGGGCACGCCGTTACTGTTCACAAAATCAGGGAGATGGTTACACATATTCACCCATTCCCCTTTCTGCGCCCACTTGTGGATGGACGTTTCGACTCGCATGCCTCGCGCTTTGCTGTAGTAGGTCCGTAAGCTATTGCATCCCATATTGAATGCCGCGCTTGTCATTGCACTGAAGGCATTATCGGGCATGTCTTTGCCCCGGAAGTGCTGATTAATACAGCGTTCAGCGATCAGAATATTCTTTTCCCAATCAGCGGCGATTTGCTGGTCGGTTTTTCGCACACCCGACGTTACCCCGTGTGTATTACCGATCCCGTCAGTCCATACCCCCGCCGGGCACATGTATGGGTCACGTCGGCAACCTTCAGCGTTTCCGATAAGCTCAAGCCCCGCCTGGTTGGTTCGCACATTGCCATTACCCATCACGATGGTAATCATCACCGCGATAGCGCAAATTGCACCGCCTCCTGCGGCTGTTTTTCCCTTCATAAAGACCTCATAAGCGAATTTTTTACGCTCCAGGACAACACCCATTCACAGCCAATACCGACTGACTCGATCCCTTTAGAAGGCACAGGATAATGCAAATCACTTGTTAGCTACGTTTCAAAGATATACATTATTGCTCTAATTAATTTATTTTATTAGGTAAGATAAGTGGCACAACGCGGTGTAAACAAAGTCATCCTGATTGGTACCCTGGGGCAAGACCCGGAGATCAGGTATATACCAAATGGCGGCGCGGTCGGAAGACTAAGCATCGCAACGAATGAATCATGGCGCGACAAGCAAACGGGCCAACAGAAAGAGCAAACAGAATGGCATAAAGTCGTTTTGTTCGGAAAACTTGCTGAAATTGCGAGTGAATATTTACGAAAAGGTTCTCAGGTCTACATCGAAGGGAAACTTAAAACCCGTAAGTGGACAGATGACGCCGGTGTAGAACATTACACGACGGAAATTATCGTCAGCCAGGGCGGCACCATGCAAATGATCGGCGCTCGCCGTGACGATTCACAGTCCTCAAATGGCTGGGGGCAATCAAACCAACCTCAAAACCACCAGCAATACAGTGGTGGCGGTAAACCTCAGAGCAACGCCAATAACGAACCTCCAATGGACTTTGACGACGATATTCCGTTTTAGAGTTAACTTGTGAGTTATTTGTAAATAGTTCATACACAGGCCCCTGTTAATACAGGGGATTTTTATTTCTAGTAACTATAAGAGGTGTTAATTATTAATTGACAATCTTTAGTGTTTCGCGCACCTTGCAAGTATCCAATATTTACTGATTGTGGACGCATAAAGAAGATCCACAGCGTTACAAATTTGTATTTCTTTCTTCAGCAATTAAGCAGGCGACTTGCTCTATCCTGCCCAAAGGAACACGTATGACACACTGCAAAGAAAATACTTGGTATGAGCGTCAAGGGTACAATACCACCCGCCCGAATGAGATAAGGTCGGAGTATGAACGTGATCTTTCCCGGTTAATCCACTCTTCCGCTTTTAGGAGATTACAATCGAAGACGCAGGTGTTGGGATTGGGCGAAAGCGATTTCTACCGTACGCGGCTAACTCACTCTATGGAAGTAGCGCAAATTGGCGGCGGTATCTTGTCTCAGTTGTCTAAGCGCGATACAGATGAGGGGGGTAAATTCTTACCTGACCCAAGCCTGATGCAGGCTATCTGCCTTGCTCATGATATAGGACATCCCCCCTTCGGTCATGGTGGTGAGGTCGCACTAAACTACTGCATGAGATCCTATGGCGGCTTTGAAGGTAACGGGCAGACACTGCGTATACTCTCCAAACTGGATAAGTACACCGAAACCAATGGGCTGGATCCCACCCGTAGACTTATTTTAGGCGTACTGAAATATCCAGCAAGCTATTCAGAGGTCGTCAATGAGAGGGCTTACAGCCAGTTACAGCCAAGAAGCAATGAGTGGTTGTTTAAATCATCCGAATTTAAGCCCCCGAAATGTTACCTGGACTCTGAGGAGAACACTGTTAGATTCGCACTCCAACCTTTTGATAGTGATGATGTTAAGTTATTCAAAACGGTAAAAACTACCGCGTTGAATAAGCACAAGAAAACAATATATAAAGCACTGGATACAACGATTATGGACTTGGCTGATGAGATATCCTACTCACTCCATGATCTTGAAGACGCAATTTCTCTGAAGATGATCGACAAAAAAATGTGGGAGGAGCACTTCGAGGACAAGTCCCATTTATTTGCAGCTTGCCAATGCGACTCGTTTAATCTAAAAGCCGATGATGTAGCTGAAAAACTGTTCGGCGAAAGTTATCTACGCAAGGAGTGCATAGGGACACTTGTTCATCTGATGATCACTAGCGTTAAGCTTGAAGTGCAGAACTCTGATTTCAAAAGTAAAATTTTACGCTATAAAGTGGCACTTCCTGCCGCGGTAGAAGAGTTACGTAAAGCCATTTTTGAGCTGGTTAGGAACAAAGTTATTCAGCACGAAAACGTCCAACTATTAGAGTTCAAAGGTCAGAAACTGATTGTGGAACTATTCAATGTACTGGCAAATGACCCAATACGTTTTCTCCCGACAGAAACTCGAAAGAAATATAATCAAGAGGAAGCAAAAGGTGATGATAAAAAAATGCGCGTCATTTGCGACTATGTTTCAGGCATGACAGATGATTACGCTACTCGACTGTATGAGAAAATATTTGTACCGAGAAAAGGCTCTATTTTTGATAGACTCTGATCTTTTTCTATTATATAGTACGTAGCCGGGTTCCAGAACCGCATAAAATTAGATCTGGATATAATTCATTTAATTATCTGTTATATGCCAAACATAACGATATATAATAGTGGATTAGATGTTACAACTTGACGCAGAATAAATAGCTTTTATTGGCGCATGATGCAAACCCCGCAATGAAGCGGGGTTTTAACTGTGGTAAATGAGTTATAATCTTTTAATCAGGCTCTCAATATTAGTTGGTTCAAAGTAATGCTTATTAACCTCTCCATTTATGAGGAAACCGTCTTTTAGTAGTCGGTCTAGCTCACGCTCTGCTTCTTTGTTGAACATACCTGGATATATTCTCTTGTACAACTGAAATGTACCATTCATATTCCTGTAAGCATTCTCAGCAATTTCAATGGATATTTCATTTCCGGCGTTAAATACAGGAATGAATATCTCAAGAATATCATTCTTTAACTTCTGTTTAAGTTTCTTTTTTTCAACAATATTAGAATAAAAGATACCTAAAAAAAATGTGCAGATACCAGGAAGCCAATTATTAACGAAAACCTCAGACAAAGCGTCCACTATCTTACTCCAGAGTTAAGATTGATTCTCATAACGCACAAACTCCGTTCAAGGCGATTTTTATATTACAAACTATACATAAACGCCGATCAATATCTCCAGATTTTGTGTGCCTGTGCATGAATATGCACTAATCATAATCGACCAGAACTTCCGTTAATCGCTAAACTCGAAGGATTCTAGCCACATAGACGATCTGTTAGTATCTAATATACAAACTGATCCACATGATCACCCAAATCATCGTCGTCGTCCTCATCGCCACCATCTACTGCTGGCCAATCAACAAACCAGCCAGCGTAAAGATGCAGCGTTCGGAGAACATCACTTGCGGGAGCATCAAGGGTGTTAACGAATCCCATATAGCTATTGGGATTTGCCCCTGCTATGGCTTCAGCGATCATGTCCTCGGTAATGTCACCGGAGATAATGCTTAAACGCCCGGAAACTTCTTCATTATCATCAAATTCGATAATGGCATCTCCGCCTAATGGCGCTGCGATTTTAATCTGCATTATTTAGCTCCTTTGCCACACCTAATAACAGTTCCAGCAATCCGTCACCATTCATCAGTGATGCGGCAGCGGCCTCTTTGTCATGATACAACTGAAGAGCCATAGAGAATACTTCCGTTGCTGACGTTTTGGAAATAGTCGGTGATTTCTGCCGAATTTTCCCGGTGTTACTTACTGAGGCTGGCGGGTATACCTTCGCCATATAAATATTACTCAATCGAGATCTGAAGCACCATTCAGGCTTGCCACGCCCACCGATATTAACGAAAGATGGCTTATCCCCTTCAACATTGGCCTTCAGGAATGACCGGGCTTTCTCTAACAAACCAGGGTTACTGTACTCAAGATGATGACCCAGCTCGTGCCACAGTGCACTTGCATTTTCATCGTTCAAATTGACAGCAACAACACCATTAAGATTTGCATATGCCCTTCCCTGGTGGTGAACCACCTTTGATAAGGTCGAAATTTTACCGCCGGTCAGGCGATAAATATCAGCAAGTTCCTTGCGCAGGTCTATCCCACCATTCTGTCCAGCGCGGGCTTCTTCCACTTCTTCCGTGATAAAAGAGTCGGCCCACTCAAGAGCTTTTTCTTCAGATACGGATGAGTTTGCGATCGCACTGTTCATGGCAGATAACACTTTCTCGTGGACCGAACCCATACTTCGCTGATTCATTTGCCAGCGTGTCTGCGGGTTATATGAGAATCGCTTAAGTAGTTGGTCAAGCTGCTCAAGTTCTTCTTCACTGACATACCTTTTAGCCTCACCAATAATGCCAGGGAGAATATTGCCGTTAGGATTAAACGCTCGCGAAAGGAAGAGTTTCAGTGCCCCCATGCCCTCCGATGCTTCAATATCACCAATAACCCGGTTAACAATGGCCGCACTCTTCGGATTAGCATCCGCCAACGCTCTGGTTACGATTTGCAGGGACGATACGACCTCACGCTGCATATCAGTCCTGATCTCATCAATAAACTCTGGCGTTATGCCGTGCTCTTTAAGGATATCCCGGCCTTCCGCCGTTACCCCATCGATATCACCGACATGTTTATTAACACGACTTTGCAATGCCTTAAATGCCTTCAGAATTCCACGGGCATCATCCGCTTTACTAACGGCCTTCCTGAATGCTGTCAAGAAGTCTGAGTTAACCTCATTTTGTTGATCGGCCCACTGAATGGAGGCATCTTTCATCTCGTCCAGAGTCAGATCACCCAACGCGGTATGGTCTGTGAATATGAGCGACAACCTCTGAACCATTTCTGCCAATGGTGATGCCGAATGCGCCGCGCTAAGGAATGCTTTCACCCTGGTTGGGCGAATGGAAAACCAGTCAATAGCTGGTGGCATATCTCCGTTTTTTATCGCCTGCGCTATCTCGTCAAAGCCATCGCGCCCAAGGGAGGATGCGTGATTTAACAAGCCGCGAAGTAACGAATTGCTGATACCGAATAATCGGCACCATTTTTTCACGTCGGCAACAGGCATTCGAACAAAATGCGCAAGCACTTGTACAAGCTGTTCATCATGGGGATCTGTACGGGAAAGCAGCCTGATCAGATGAATAATGTCTTTGATGCCGGATGCCCGATGTAATAGCAAACTGGTATATGGAGCAACACCGTTGTAACTACCGCCGGAAACGGACTCGAAAAGACCGCCGGATATCCCTTGCATGCCTTCGTTTTCCAGTTCCTGAGACACCTGGCGAAGGATATCCTGTAACGACACATCACCACCGCCAAACATATCCCCCAGCGCCTGGCCCTGGTGCTGTAACTCATCATTTATACGTTGTGCCATCAATTTAAAGGCGGTGGCCATACGCTTCGCGCTACGGTTATTCGCGACGATGAACAACGCGAGAGCTTTCACTTCCGGGGCTGTTTCGCTGAACATATCCCCCTGAGCAATAACATCGGTAATATGTTGGCCTGACTCCTTCGATTGCCTTACCAGGTCTACCGCATCTTTCAATGCCGCCAGCGCCTTTTTATCGAGGCTATCCGCTGTTTCAATGCCATCAACGATAGTTGTCACAGCCTGCTTGTGCGCTTCTCCTGATAAAGCCTGCATCTGGACAAAATCATTGGCTGCCGCATTAAGCGCCGTCAGAACATTACGCATATCCGGATCAGGTTCTTCTGCAACCATCCTTACCAGGCGCGCATCCTTATATGCCTTGGCAAAGATCGCGTTTTGTATACGGTCTACAAGTTGCCGTGTTGGTCGCCCATCTTCCGTTACAAGGCCAGCAGCCTGTGTGGCACCAACTTGCGTCATGAATCCGCGGATAAACGCGTCATTACTGCGGCTAAGCAGATCTCCGCTTTCTGATGGGTTAAACAGCGCCATCATCGCCGGAGTTATGCTGTCGGCATCAACAAAAGCCTTTTCACTGGCTGCCATTTCCTGAAGATCAGAAATATTTGAGTCCTTGGCAAACTGAACGCGGTCAACCTTAGTTAACCGGCGGCGCACCAGTACCGGAGCCGCCATTGATTCAACCTTTTCAGGTCGTATGCCGAATTCGGTCGCATGATCAATCAGGTACTCACGATACCGATCCGCATTGCCGTCCTGATAGGCTTTGATGATCCCCATGGTCCGTCCATTACCTGACTCAACGGCATTGTCCTCACCAATTATCGGCGCTCCATGGCTGGATAAACCGGAATCGGTAAGCTGAGCAGGCCGCAAATCCTTGGATATCTGGTTAACCTGAAGAAGGCTGGATGCGCGGGTCCGGTCGCGCGGCTGAAGTTCCTGGGGATAGTCCGGATTAATTTTCCCGTCCAGAGTATTGGATACCAAAAGAGCTGAGGCATCGACGATATCAAACGCTGTTTTTACCTCGTCTCCCTTCGCTGTCACCACATACGAAACCCGCCCGAAATCGGGCAGGTTTTTTAGCAGCTCGATCAGCGTTTCTATGCTGGTGGCCATTACCACCTGATCGCTTAAGCTCATCCCTGTTACGCCTTATGCTGCCTCTTTAATGTTGGCGGCTATCCATGCCGCCGTGTGCTGTTTAACCTGGTCCAGGTCGATGTATGTGCCAACATATTGACTCAAGTCCTGTAACGTACCGATAAATGCATCAGTGCTCTGATCGACGAATTTATCAGCCAGGAATTCAGCAACCAGTTTTGGCACACCATCATGTTCCGAAGGTTGTTTTTCTTCGCCACTACCGCCGCCAGACGCGCCGTACCCCATCTGTTGCATGATCTGGTCAATTTCATCGCTGATATCCAGCAACTCCATGCCACTCGCGGTAGCCGCTTTGGACATCAGAGCATCCAACTTATCGCTGAGGTCCATTAACTCAATCGCTGATAGTGTCATGCCGCTACCCCCGCTTTCTGGATTGCTACCAGCAGATCAGCCAGGTGGCGAGCTGCGCCATTAACCAGCTCTTCGTTTTCCTCAAAACGCCCGGCAGCCTGAAGGGCTGCAATCGCTTCCCGGACATTACCCCGGGCGTTACGGATCTCCGCCATGTCAGTGCTTTGCATATCCATCACGCTATTGAGATATTCAATGGCTTTATTAGCCTCTGCATCTGCTTCGCTAACCGTTTCATCAGGCTGTGCCGGGACCGGTTCTGGTTGAGTAATCTCACCGACTTCGGCCTGCAATGCATTGATCATGCTCTGCACCATTTTCTCGATGCCAGCGCCCCCTGGAAACGCAATATTGGGGAAAGTTTTTTGAAACTGAGTTTTCAGCATTACGCGGAACTCGTCTGGTGAGCTGGTGGCCAGCTCCAGAGCTTTTTGTGCATATTTGCCAAACGGACCATTAGTAAGTGTCTTCGCCAGGAAGTCGAAAGAATCCTCGCGAGGCAATAACTTCAGGTCGTACTCACTCATTTGCTGATCAGAAAGCGGGGTATCGTAAGTAACAATGCCGTAGCGTGCATATTCATAATACGGGTCACCTTCATCAGGGCGCGGCAGAATTGCTTTGTTACCTTCAGGTATTGCGCCAGGGGCCGCCGGACGCATTTGCAGGGCATATCGATATGCACCTACAGAGACTTCTGGTTCAGGCAAAGAGCTACCGGTATCCTCCGCTGATTCAGGTTCGACGTTTTCCGGTTTATGTTCTTCTGGTTGGACCAGATATTCCGATACATTACCCGCTTTATAGGCTTTAAACAGCTTGCCGATCGCATCTGCCATGTCCACACCCTGTATGGATTTAGCCTTGATCATGTACACGCTGCCATCCGAATCGGTTAACTGGATATACCCTTCGCCGTCCTCAATGAATTGCTTCATTGATGCACCATTACTGAGCGTCACTTCCCCGTTCATATGCATACGATTTTTGATACTGGCAAGGCGATCCGTCATCGCGCGAGAGTGTCCACCAGTCATCCCCGCAGGAGCAATGGTTTCGCGTCCACCAGTGCGATTGAGCTGATCAATCTCCGTCTGCAAACGCTCATTCTCTTCATAAAGAGAATCCGCTTCCGATGCAACAGCGTTAATTTTCTGCTCCAGATCTACCTTCTGCCCTTCTACCGCTGCCACCTGATCCGCGAGGTCACTCATGGCATCCTCTTTCTGGTCACTATCAGCCTGTAGTTGGGTTATTTCATCAACCAGGGCTTTTTTCTTCTTCTGCGCACGCTGGAATTTTGCCGAGTTTTTCTCTGCAAGGTTGGCAAGTTTCATGGTGACCTGCGCCAGCGTCATATCACGTCCACTCATCGGAGCAACGGTATGAGTAACGTCTTTTTTATTCAGTAAGAACTGGAAAGCAACCAGCGTATCGCTATTGGTGATCCGGTTTTCCGCTGTCGGGCTATGAAACAGAATGCTGATAGTCTGACCATCACTGAGCGGAATAATGGCCGGCAGGACCGGCAGCCCGTTAACGTTACGTGCCCGG